GTTCGACCCGGCCATCCGCTCGACACCGAAGCCGGAGCCGATGCTGCTCGACCATCGCTTGCGCCTCGCTCGCTCTCGTAATCTTGTCCTTCGTGCGTGCGACTCTCCGCACGGGTATGCGGGTGGACTGTTGGAGTTGCTGGCACAGGCCAGCCTGCGGGCCGTTGCCCTCGGCGATGATCTGCGCGACCCCTAGACGATCGCAGGCATCCACGGCTCGGCGTAGGAACTCGGGGAAGGTGGCCTGCATGCGGAGGCATTCCAGCACCCACACATTGGCCTGCGAGTCCATCAAGGCGATGACGCACACGCTGTAGTCGCCGCTGCCTGTGGCGTTTGCGGTGAATGCCCAGTCAATCGCCGCTACCACCGTGCCGTTGGCGGTCGCATCGTGGGCCGGGTCGCCCGTGTAGTAGCCCCGCTCCAGCCACTCGGGCCGGAAGATCAGCGATTCGTCCGACACGGGGATGAGTTCGTAGGCGCGTGCGTAGCCGAGCGGCCCCATTTCGCGCCGCTGCGATTGCAGGATGTCCGGCGTGAACACCTCACCCCACGGACTCTCAAAGCCCCGGCACGGTCTCCAGAACAGAGTGCCGTCCTGCTCGCCTACGCGCTTCCATTCGGCGGTCAGATCGTCCGAGTGATATGGCGTGAACAAACGCCAAGTCCGGGGCCGTCCCGCGCTGAAGTCGCGCATGGGTAGCCAGTTGTTGCGCCACGCTTCCTTGATCTTCTCGCGCTCTGCCGGGATGAGAACGGAGTTTCGGAGGTCGCACACATCGTCGCCGATCAGCAGATCGACGCGGCCACCTGCGCGTCCGAAGATGTTCGCAGCCTGCATCGTCGGGTCGCGGTGCATGGTTTCCGACTTCACGATGATCTCGCTAGAGCCATCGTCATCAGCCTTGGGCTTGACGATTTGAATCTCGGGGAACACCTCGCGGTAGACATCCGAGCGCATGATCTGCACCACCATGCGGATCTGCTCCTGCGCCTTGACCACGGTCTGTCCCACATGCTTGATGCGGATGTGCGGGTTCCGGCCAATCTCCCACGCCTCACGGATGCCGATCTGCACAGACTTGCCGTGACCGCGAGGCACGCCGATGGCGGCATCGCCGTTCTTCGACAAGTGCGCCTGCATCTCCGTATGCAGGCCGAACTGGTTGAATCCCAGCAACTCGGCGAACACATCCGGGCACTCACGCGCTGCCGCGATGACCGCGCTAGTTTCCGGGTCGATCAATGGTTCCTAACCGCTTGGCGATGATCTCGCGTGCGCGTGCTTGAATGGCGGGGCTGATCTCCATGCGCTCCGTAGCCTGCCCATCGTCCAAGCGTTCCATCTTGTCGAGCGCGATGGCCGCTGCCACCTTGTCTCGCATCATGGCCGCTAGAACCTCGGCGGCTCGCAGGCGATCGCGGGACTGGCTCAAGTCATCGTTCAGGATGCGCGAGCAGATGTCGGGAGCCTGCTCCATGACGGCATCTGGAATTTTCCACCCGGCTGTCACGGCACGCTGTAGTAGACGCAAGGATGCCTTCTGATTGCGCTTGTCGATGTCGAGGGCCGGATGGGCTTCCACCACGGCGGGCGGCTCTGCGGGCTTCTCCGGCTGCTTGCGTGGCTTTCGTGCCATGCTGCGAGTCTAGCGCGGCTCGTCCTTCTCCACGAACGACGGCGGGACGCAGTACCAGCCCTCGGGAATGGTCACGGCGTTGGGTGACAGTTCCCACCCGTCACTAGTGAGGGTGTAAACCCGCACTCGACACTCCGGGCCGACGCGCACGGGGCTGCCCTCACTTACCAATGTGACACGAGCGCACCCAGTCGCGCACGCGCTCGCCAGCGCGAGACAATAGAGCCTTGTCAGCCTTCGCATCGGTTGCCTCCGTCTTGCCGATCTTGCCGCCGAAGCGGCCTAGCACCTCGGCCACGATGGCCGCGATAAGTGCGGACAGCCACGCCATTAGTCGGCCTTCGCAGCGTCCTTGGCGAGAATCAAGCCAACGCCAGCCATGATGGCCGCGATGCACGCGCCGATGTCCGGCACGGTCGTCGGGTCATTGTCGGTGAATGCCTTCATGGCCGATCCGATTGCGACGAGGATGGCAGCGATGCCTGCGCTACTGGTCTTCCAGTTGGTCTTCATGTGGTTCCTTTCGTTAGGCCCAAACTCAAATGGGCATGGACGGTTGCATCAATGCGTTTCGTTTATTCTCATGCATGGAACGATGCTGCGACGGCAACAAAATCCACACTGCTAATCGAAGTTCCCGTAGCGGCGACGGTGGGATTTGGCGTTCCAGAGCCTGTCATTGGCGCAACGATGATTTCAGTGGCTCCCATCAACGGCCAACCAAAGTTGGAATCGTTCGATGCGGAGGAATTGATCGAACCGAGTCCTTGTCGTCCCATGAATGGGGATGTGATTTCTTGAATTGCAAGTTGGGGACTGCTGATATTTCCGATTGCAACTCGTCGCGTTGTGCTTACTTCATGCACAGTAGCATGAAATGCAGGATTTGCCGTCGATGCTTGCAAAAGAGTCAGACCACTACCAGTTCCGGTTGCCATATAAATCTGACCAATCGTTCGCCATGCGCCTAGCGAATCCAAAGCAAGTGCATTCGTCAGCGACGCATTTGTTGCGGTGTATGCGTATGTGGACTCTGCATCTGGGAATCGACCATAGATGTTGAAACGAATCGTTGAACTGCTAGCAAGAGTAAGCGTAACAGTATCAAGAGATCCAGTGGAAGCACTCAACAGCACCTGTGCGTACCAGTACAGATTGACGGTTCGCGCTCCACTTGGAACACCAAGACGCACGCAATACTGCGTTTCTGGATCAGTGCTACTACCAGTCTGCGTGCCATTGATGATTTCCTGCATCGTGTTCGGATGGTCGAGCAGTTTGGTGATGTCCTTGTGCGCGATGTATAGCGGCGAACTCCATCCGGCCCGCATTGCGAGTCGTGGCTTTCGGGAATTATCGTCAATTCCAAGTGCCGTGGCTGCTGGGTAGAGACTCATGGTTATGGTTTCCTTTCAAGTCGGTCGATGCGGGACTGGATGCTGTCGATGCGGGCTGCGTACTCGCGGTCGGTAGCGGAGAGGGTCGATACGGTGCGTGCGAGGTCTGCGGTGATGGCTGCGAGTTCTTTCAGCCGTTCGGCTTGATTGTCGATGGCTTGATCCTTGCGGCCCACCATCAAGAACGCGCCAGCGATGCTGCCGAGCAGCACGATGGTCTGCACGCCCTGCATCAAGGTCTGGAGGCTCACCTGCTTGCCGATCTTCACTTCGGTCTGTTCGCTCATGGCTTTTGGGATGGTAGCGGCTTCCTGCGCCAGCCTAAAGAGAAAAGGACACGCCCGAGGACGGCTGCTGCATCGGTTGTCGCCTCCTCGGAAAGCGAAGGTAGGGCTGCATGCAGGACTTCGTGGCACACGATCTCCGCTAGCCGCTGCTGCGACAGGTCGCGGCGCACGCGGATCGTGGGATGCGGCCCCGGTGGGTGATCGCAGTCGCCGAATCGGTCGCGGGGCAATTCGCTGGCCTTGACCAGACGCACGCGCCACTTGCGCCCGTTGATCTTCAGCCGCGCCTCATTGTGCATCGATCACATCCCAGCAGAGCCGGGGACGGCCCCGGTGCATGCCGCTGCGTGGCTTGTGGCTTTCCCATTGAACCCAAAGCCGCACCCACTTCTGTCGAATGGGCTTGGGGCCAACGCCCTTCTCCACGATCCAAGATCCTTCGCCTGCCTTCCACTCATTTTTCGTGGAACCGATGCGGCAGAAGTCAACATGGCGTTGCTTGACTTGATACAGGCCGTTGTGTGAGTCGAGTTTCAGGCGAGCCGTCCCGGCCACATTGGAGTCATGGGTGTGGCTCATGCAGATCATGTCGCAGCCCTCGACATAAGCGAGCGTGCGCTTCGCGTCGAGGATGCCCATGGACTGCTGACCGCCGGAGGATGCGCCGTGCGCGTAGTACAGGGTGAATGGCAAGATGGTCTTGTTGATGTTCAGTCGAATGACGATCCAGCCCGTGTAGCCGCCTGCCTGCAACTGGCTCTGCACACGCGACTTCATGGCACGCGCAAGGTTCTGCACCGGGCAAACCTCTGACTTGTTCCGGTACGCGCTTTCATGGTTGCCTTCGCCTAGAACCGCCCAATGCTCGACCGCGCCGGGGATCGACGCGTAGAAGTTCGCCGCATCTTCGATGACCGCATCGAAGTAGTTGGAAGCCAGCAGGCTAGAGCGCATGGCCGCCTTGTTTTGCCGCTTGTCCGCCTTCCCGCCCATCAAGTCGAGCGTGTCGCCGATGCTGCAAATGATGGCTTTCTTCTCGACTGCCTCGCGTAGCAGACGCTCCTCCATCTTCCGGTCAGCCGATGGATTGTCCGTGTGATTGTCGGCTAGGAGCAGAATCCATTGACTCTTGCCGCTGGTCTGTACGAACGGCACATCGACCACATGCACATTGCGTCCGTGGTGCGTCACCTTCCATGGTGGCTGAATGCCCACAGGGATCTGGGGTGGCGGCACAACGATCTCGCCGATCTTGCTCGTCTTGGGCTTCGGCTTGGGCTTGGGCTTGCGCTTCACGCGGCCTCCTGTGTGAGATGCAGTTCCACGCGAGGGTTCTTGGGATCGACCGCAAGCACTAGCGGCAGGTGCGTGATGCCGCTGTCATCGACCAACAGCCCAGAATCGGTCAGCCCGTCGAAGGTGGCCTTTAGGCTGGCTAGGCAATTGTCCCGGTCGCGCCTGCGCGAGTCGCGTGCGTACCAATGCACCACGCAAGACGCGGCCTTCCATCCGCCCTTGCAGTTCGTTTCGTGCATGGCGATCTGGGCCTGCGCCCACGACTCGACGCGGGCACGCTTGACGGCCTTGGCCTTGACGGCCCAATGGCAACGCGCGTTCGGACTCAACACCCGAGGTGGGATGCCAACCGTAACGGTGAGGCTATCGGGCATGCTGCTAGCGTGCCACGCCGAGTCGCGAGATGGAAGGGGAAGTGCCATCCGTGGCATCCGTCGCTCCTGCGCTGGGAATCCTACTCCGGTGGTCGCCGCTTCCTGCGTGGGATCGGTTCAACTGCTGCGAACACTTGTGCAGCCAGTCGCAGCCCGCTGATGGCCTCGTCCATGTCCAGCGGCGACGGGTAGTGCTTCAGGCACGCTGCTGCCTCGTCCCTGATCGGCTTCGGGATTCCCGGCGTGCGCTTGGCATCGCACAACGCGCCCAGCAGGTAGCGGGTCTTGGAGATTGCTCGGAATCGTTCGCGTGGCAAGGTCATGGCAGTTTTACCCCAATCCCCTTATTTCGAAGGGCTTGCGATGGCATTGTATCGCGTTCAAGTGTTGCGATGTCTCGCCATGCGTTCTCTGGTGGGAAGAAGCATGGTGGATCATTATCGCTGCGCCATTCGTCCTGCTTTGCCTCATCAGCGTGCAGCCATCCAAGAATCGTGTATTTCGTTATGTCGTCCGGCGATCCCTTTACCGCCACAATTCGCAGCGTGTCTGTTGGCTTTACCTTTGGCACGCGAGGCGAGAAGCGAACATCACAACTCCATCCGGGGATGTCCTCGCGCGTGCTGACATTGACCGATCCATCCCAATAGGCTCCGAGATGCTTGGCAACTGCGAGTTCCGCGCATGCTCCTGCGATGTGCGAGTACCAAAGTTGGCCGGGATGCTGCTCTCTGAATCGTGGTTTTGCACCCGTCATTGATGCGATGAGTTGCCGCCTGAATCCGACATTTGCCGCCATCCCAACCTCAAATTGCGTCAGAACGATAGTGATCGGAGTTGCTGTTTCGATGACTCTGATCATTGCTCCCTCGCTTCAAGTTCCTGCAACTGTTGCGTCAGTCGGTTGCACCGGGCCTTGAGGTCATCGCATTCGATGACAAGCAGCGAGTTCCGGCGAGCCACGCGCAAGGCTTCATCGTCCAGTTGCGCGATGCGTTCGCGCTGCGCTTCGATCTGCGCTGCGGCCTCGACGCAGAGCGTCATGCCCGTGCTTCGCCAATGCTCTAGCAGCCTCTCGGCCAATTCGCTTGGTTGTGTCATGCTGGCTCCTTGAAGCAGTCCCAGCCGCGCACGGCTGCGGTGTCCTTGAATGACTTTCCAGAGGTTGCGCCCTGCCACGCGCAAACCTCCCGGCGTGCCTCATCGCATTGGTCTTGCAGCGTCTTGATGTCCCGCTGCATCTGCTGATTGCGAACGCCGACAGGCTCGCA